CGAAGCCGTAGTACCCAGAGCTGATCCGTACGCTGGCTGATACGCGCCAATGTTCTCGCGTGTCATGTTGTACGACGCGAGCTGGTCTGGCGACAGACCGGCAACGGTCTGGCCACCGTACTGCTCGAACGGTCGCTTGGCGATTGCGTCCGCGATTGCGATGTTCTCACGCGTTGGCTGCTCCAGCCACTTCGGAAGCGACTGCTGCGACGTTGTTACTTGCGGACTGCTGCCACCCATTGTCTTACTCCATCTCAAACGTCATGACGGTCTGCACCGTCTTCCAACCAGCCTCCTGAAGAGGCTTAACCAATCCGTGTCTCACGTATGCCCGACCGTAGTCGCACCCGTGTCTCTTTGCCAGATCGAGCAGCTCAGGCCGCAGAGCCAAGACGCTGTCGAGATCACCGGCACACAGAAACACGTCGATCACGCGCCTGCGTGGATATTCACCAATCTGGGTGACGATGACGGCACCGTCGTTCCAGATCGCCTGCATCGTACCATCCCGCAGGCACTGGATCACGTCATCCAGATCGTGCGTCGATCCGCTCTTAACTAGGCCGCGCTCCATAAGCGCGATGATCTTGTCTTCACCGGATCCCAAGCGGCACCGCCGTCGATGTCAGCACCCCGGCGTTGCTGACTGTGATCCGATAAACAGAGCCATCCGGTGACTGCAACATGATACCACCAACTGACTGCGTAGGCGAGATGGCCTCGCCCATGGCCTGCTTGATGCTCTCGAACGCTGAAGCCATGTTCGATGCGTTGTACGTCTCCGGTGGCGTAGGAATATTGAACTTCATCTCTTGCCCCTCGGTGTCAGGTCTAGGCGGATGTCTCCGACAGACCACGGTGCGTCCTCGGTCGCTTCTACCCGATATCGTATCTCTCTTCCAGTAACGCGGACGTCCGTGTAGCCGCTCGACCGTGGCGTGTACGGCCCAGCCGTAGTCTCTGCGGCTTCCGGTGTCGTGGAGGCGAAGAACGTCAGCTCGGTCGATGCGTAGCCGTAGCCGGAATCCGTGATCGCCTGCTTCACCGTCATCAAGTTCTCGCCGTTCGCCAAGTTCAGCGATCCCGTCTCGGCGTATCGTGATCCGATCAGAGGAACACCGGCAGCGGTCCATCCGTTCTCGTGGTAGTACAGGTAATTGTCGCCGTCCGACGCTATCGGGTACGGGTAGATGCCCGACGGTGACGCAGCCGTGCGCGTCATCTCTCCAAGCCCCCACCAGCCCTCCATATAGTTGTAGCAGACGTACTGGTCTGGGATTGAGTTGCCGGTGGACGGATACCAGAACCACACCTCGTTGAACGTACCGTTCTCCGACCCGTGCGTGTAGAGCAGCCCGGCGGCTGGGTCCATGTCCTGCAACACGTAGTTGCCGACGTCTGACGGAAGCGGTTTGACGTACCCGCCGTCAAATATCCAGAAGCCGTTCGACGACATCCAGATGCAGCGCCCTGAGAATGACGCAAACGACTTGGGCGCGATTAATCCGCAGCCGAACCCGATCCGCTCGAAGCCGTAGATGTACGGCAGGCCGATGTACTTCATCAGCCAGACTTCTTCCTCGGTGAAGAATAGCGTCCCCTCGCGCACTGGCGCGGCCATGACGATCTTCGACTGCGTGTCGAGGTCAATGAACCCGGCTGTCGTAGTCGCAGACGCGAAGTTCCACTCCGTGTAGTCCTCCTGATTGGACCAGCCGACGCGACGCGATTCGCCACCGCAACCGAACAGCACGGCGTGACGCTCCGGCGTGACGATGACGCCGCGATTGTTTGTCGGGACTGCGGGGTTCGTCGAAGTCCCGCCGGATGATGTCGCGTCAGCCGTTACGTGTGCGTACGTGAATATCTTTGTCGTGGCCGTTGTGGTCACGACATACGTGCCATCAAATGCGCTGTTGGTTACCCCGGCGATGATGACGCTGTCACCGACGTGGAGATCGTGATCCTGCGTGGTCGTGATTGTCGTGACATTCGTCGCGCTGACGGCTGTCGTGATTGTGGCTACACCTACCTGCTTGGCTACAGCGTCGCCGTACTCCCAGTGCAGCAGGCGACCGTCAGACGACGCTACAGCTAACGCTTCCTCGCCCCAGTTGTCGATTGTCCACGAGAACGACGGTATGTAGAACGGGTCTACGGGCCTGCGATCCGCGACCGGTAGAGACGCCGTGCCGCCAGAAGATGTCGCGTCGGCTGCCGTCTGTGCATACGTGAATGTCGTCGTCGTCGGGACAGACGCGATGGTGAACGTGCCATTGAATGTCGACGTAGTGACGCCAGCGATCAGGACGCTCATGCCGACTGGGTAGCCGTGCGGCGTTGTCCCTGTCGTGATCGTCACGACGTTAGTCGATCTCACGGCACTCGTGATGGCGTATGACGCGTAATCCAAGCCGTAGAGCAGCTCACCGTAGTCGCTTGCCCCGTACCCACCGTACAGTGTACTTTCTGGGCCGATGTACGACGCCGGGGTGATGTTGACGTATGTCGAACTCTCCAGCGTGTACAGGTCGTCGTTGCAGCCGACTAGCGTCAGTTTCAGGCCGTCGTTCATCGCCCACGAGAAGATCGTCCGTATCTGGCTGTCGAGGGGCGTCGAGTTAATCCGTTGCCAACCCCCAACCGGCAAAAGATTGTTGCTCTGCCACCTCACGAGGTTGGAATCCCAATAGCGTCCCTTCGCCTGCAACGGTGTCGCTGGCTTGATTACTCCGGGAGGGACGGGTATCGGGACAAGCGCCATTATGCAACCCCTGATCGAGCAAGTTCTGATGCCGCTACTTGTACCTCATTTACGCGTCTGGTCCAACCCTTGCCGAACGTATCGAACGTCGATAGCCGCTGGAGGAAGTCGAGGCGTGCGTTCGAGATCAGATTGACGATATGGTCCGGCGGGTGCTGGGCAATGGCCGCGAGCGTACCCTTGCCGATCATACCGTCAGCGGTCGCCCCGACGGCCTCCTGCAACATCTTGGACGCCCGGCCAACGCCGGAGTTCACCGCGAGATCGTAGACGGCGTAGTCGACGCCGTCAGGCAGATCGTCGCCCTTGATCTTGTCCCAGTACTGCCTCTTGTAGAACGGCTTCACGATCTCCGGCGTCAGCGCTCGCATCTCTGCCTCGTCTACAGGCTTCTCGATGTAGGCTTCCCATGCCTTCTTCGTGACGCCGAGGTTCGTCATGCCGCCGGGGTCTTTGGGGTGATTCACGAATTTTCCCTCATGCTTCAGCACTGCGGCGAACGCCTTCTCCCAATTCGCAATCATTTCTCGTCCCTCGGTATTGAGTTGTGGATCATGGCGTCCTTTTTCTGGGAGCCAGATGATGAGCCAAAGTAAAACGCCATGACGCCTGTCCACCCGGCTGATAGAGTACCGAGCAGCATGAGCAACACTTCCGAGCCGTTCACTGGCAACCCGCTGACCAAGACGTATGCGATGATGCCGAAATAGCCCAGCGTCACGCTGATTGCCAAGGCCCGTGGGATCCAGTCCTTCGTTTCCGTCTGCATCGTGCGAGCCGATTTCCGATCATCGACAGCGATGCGCTCCAGATCAATGTCGAGAGACTTCATCTGCACCTTGAAGTCAGCGTCGATCTTTTTTACGGCAGCCAACTGCTCAGGCGTAGCCGTAGCCATCGCCTCCATTACGGCTTCCTCTGAGAAGTCTTCAGCACCTAGCAGTGCCTTGGATAGGGATTTGACAGCAAGGCCAGCGAGTGGGCCTCCTAGGGCCGTTGCCAGCGTTGGGGCTACCGAGCCAAGTAGCGGCCCGAACATTTTAAGCAGGTCCATCTTTACCTCCAGTAGATTTACTGCCGAGCATGATGCCCGACAAAGTGCCAGTCAGAAATGTTGCGATAGGCGCAATCAGCTTGAAGAACTCCTGATCGTTTGGAGCCTGACCGTCAATCGGCTGCACGACGAAGATCAGGCTGTACAGCACGGCGAACACAGTCCCCGTCAGCGTCAGGCACAGACTTATCCCGATGATGAATTGGAGAAGTGCGTGGAGTTCGTCTTCCTTGATCCTCATCTCGCTACGGCTCCGCAGGGGTTTTGTTTCAGGGTGTCTGCGGAACAGGTTCCAGAAGCGGTGCAGATAGGAGGATTGCATTCAGGTGCGTCCCAGTTGGCAGGATCTTGGCACGGGTATCGGTATCGGTCCTCGCACCCGGTTAATACGATCATCATGGCTATGACAAGGTACTTCATTTCTGTGTGAACACCACCATCGCGATCCCGACTGCGACGGAGAATAGTATGACGGCACCGATGAGCCACGCGCCCATGATCAAGTCCTTGCGGTTCTCTTCAGCTTCGTGCTGCGCGGCAGCGGCCTCGCGTGCTGCCTGCCGCCTCAGCTCCGTTACCTCTTTCTGGATACTCGTCCACGCAGCGATCCCGTAGGCTCCGACGAACAGGTTACGTGTGTCTAGTTGTAGTTTCTGCGCCTTCTGCTTCAGCGTGTACAGCTTGATCGCCTCTGCCTCGAACTCAGCTTGGCTCTGGAAGAGCTTTTTCTTGCGCTTGCCGCTACTGAGCTGGATTATCTGCGCGATTCGACCGAAGAGCGTTCCCACGCGGTCTGCCACATCCATCATCTCGTGGCCACTATCCACGGCGTTTTTAATTGTAGAGAATAGACTTACTGCGGTTCCGATAAGCGTAAAGGGGTCCATTTAAGAACCCCTCTGCCAGTCTCTTACGGCAAGAACAATGCGGATCACGACAAGGAATAAGCCACCGACGGCAATGGCAAACCCGATCCAACCCTGCAACTCCATCATCCATAGCGGCATCGTAATAGCACCCGTCGCTATGGTTGAATCAATCGCAAGTTTGGTTTCGTGTATGGCCATTAGGTTTACACCTCAAGTGCTTTTAACTCGTCCACTGTCGCACACGCATCGACTAAGTTCGTGATGTCGCGGAGCCGCTGCTTCTCGGCAACGATGGCTGCGGTGTCCGCACTGCTCTCAAGCGCACGCTGGAAGGCTACGTCCTGCGCGGCGAGTAGTGGCTCACGCTCTGCCCGTAGACGATCCTTCGTAATGTCCTTGGCCTTGGCGATGTTGATCGTGATCATGCAGAATACTCCCACGCATTGCGGAACGTGCGGTCAGATGGAATGTCGGACACGTCTACGATCTTGAATGGCTTACCAGTAGGTACGTCCTTGGCAGCGATTTCCTCAATGGTCATCGTCTCAAGAGCCTCTGGAGCGGGGATCAGGATGGAAACTCCACCGTCGTCGTTTGGGTAAATGACATAATTCATTGGGTTATCCTTTTAGCGAAAAACAGAAACAACAACAACACCTGCGTCAGTAGCAGATCCTGACGCAGTCCACCCCGCAACTTTTACAAAAGTGGTTGCCATTGAATCTGAAACAAGCGTATTGCGCCTAATAGAAACAGTCCGGTCTGTAGTTCCGGTTGAACCAACTTCCATAGATGTTGCAGCAACAGCATAATTAATGTCAGGCATTGCAGTCGTAAAGTTTACGGTATAAACACCTGTGCCATTATCAGCGACACTAGTAACATTGCCACTTGCACGGATAGTACAGAACCCAGCCGTGTTAGTCGTGCCATCAAAGTTTACCCACGCACGGCAGCCGTATGCCACCGCTGCGGAGCCGTAGCCGGAGTTGAAGAGAAGGTTGCCGGACGAGTCTAACCGCATACTCTCTGTAGTGTTTTGTGTAAATACAGTGGTTCCAGCAGTTGTATCAAAACGCAAATTTCCAGTAGCCGTTAACTGTGTATTTGCCACTCCTTGTAAACCAACAGTAAAATTTCCTGTACCAACTTTTACATCTAAAGGAGCAGTTGGACTTGTCGTCCCAATCCCTACCTGACCAGAAGAGTTGATCCGCATCGCCTCCGCACCGCCCTCGGCAAAGGCAATCGTATCAGCGGCAGGAAAGAAGATACCCGTATTGGTGTCACCTGTAGTGGTGATCGCTGGGAGAGCCGCAGTGCCTGCCCCAAATTCTATGTTCCCGCTCGTATTGGCGGTCATCGCCGTGGTTGCGCCGTTATTGCCGACCTTCAGCGCAATGCTGTCGGACGTACCGACACCGGATGTTGATTTAAGCGTCAGCGTGGATGATACGGCGCTCCCGCCAACCACGGTCGGAGCGTTGACCGTTGTTATATTACCAGTCGTCGCAGTCGCAGTCGTGAACGTACCAGCCGCAGCCGTCGTCGCACCAATCGCGACGTTATTGATGGTCCCGCCACCGTTTAGTGAACCCGTGAGAGATAGCGTCCCCGCGACAGCCAGCGTCTTGCCCGAGCCGACGTTCAGCCCGACCGAGGTGCCGCTTCCTGCCGCAGCGAACAGCGCGTCTACCGTGTCCCAGTCTGCGTTTGTCTTCGTCCCCCACGTATCCCGTGACGCACCGACCTCCGGCTTCGTCAGGTTGAGGTTTGCGGTATAGCTATCGGCCATCGTTATCTCCTACTGCCATGTCTGTGGCGATGTGCTCGCCGGTGTCCAAGTATCGCTCGCCACGTCCAGCACCGCCCACGAACCGCCAGAGTTGCCCACCGGCGTCCACATCTCGTCCGACACCGTCTCCGCTGACCACGTCTCCGCGGGGACCGCGTCTGGCTCCCACAAGTAGCGACCGTTGGCCGTCATGCTAGATACGACAATCGACGACGCGATGCCGAATAGTATCCGCACTGGTGACGCTTCTGCCGCACTCTGTGCTTCGATATTCAATACACCAGAATACGTCGCAGTGCCACCCGCACTCGCGGAGCTGGTGGCTGCGGCT